TGGCCAACCGCACAAGTAAGCATACAAATAACTCGCCGCACCCTTCGCGCTGCCCGGTGTGTACCCGGCTGAATGCAGCCGCTTGGCGATGTGCCACTCTTGGTCGCACTTTAATTTTAATGTGCTTCCGTCTAACTCAAGCGTGAATGCATGGTTAGTCATAAACCCGCTCCAATGACCGGCATTATCCCCACCGCTTGCGGGTGACTTGATGCCGAACACATCGCGCCAAAGTAGCTTGGGGCCTTCGGATGTTAACACAACGCTTTTGTTTTCCGGGCTGGAAAAATAAAGAGAACCTACTTTGCAATAATCCGCAATCTGGCTTTTAAGATTTCCAACAGTATAGGTTCTGCCATCATACCCGGTTCCAATTACATTTGGGTTTGCCCCGCTTGTTGCAATGCTCTCCCAAATTGAGTGGTACTCTCTGAAGGATTTTGGCTCCCCAAAGGAATCCACCCCCACGCTATAGCCCACTCCTTTGTGTATGTCGGGAACCTTGAGGAAATGAGTTTGCAGCCTATAAACAGAAGCCGCCAAATTAAGAACTTGGTTCGCATCGTTTATTTGAAGCACATTGGTACTTAATGGCCAAATCTCCAGCAAATTAAACGCATCGGTTTTGGCTATTGCGGTGTCTAGGTTGTTGCTTATGCTAGACCAATCTATCTCCGCACCTATGGCATTGAGGTTGGAGTTGAATGTTCCCCAACCGTCAAAGTCTATTGTGCCCTGCTCCAAGGTGCTTGAGGAATAGTTTTTCTTCCGATACCCAATCTTGCCCTTGTGATATACAATATCCCCAATCTTTGTGGAGTCGGTTATGGTTGGGAAATACCCTGCCGTTGCGTACTCGGCTCCGATGTCGTTTTGAGTTGTTGCATTAAAATAAATGCGTTGGTGATAAGATGCTGAAATGCCATCCGTGTTTAAAATGGGGTCATTGCCCATCCCAACAAACTCAAACAAATTAAAAATGTAATGCGGATTTGTGATGTTGTTTGCCCTCATCGTTTGGGCAATGGAACCGTCGAAGCTGTCAAAGGCCAGAAAGCGAGGGTCGCCCGACAGCACCTTGAAGAAATACTTATAACTATAATCGTAATCATTGGTTCCTATACGCCTGACACACCTTTGGCTATAGGGCGGGATGGTGAATGTATCTGTCGGGCTTGAGAAACCATCCAGATATATTGTATAGGTTCGGTCAGTTAAGTTGTGGATTCGCCAGCAGTTGTACTTTAAATAATTATCTGGAACGGCAAACGATGTGCCAGAACCCAAGGCCAGAATAATTTCTGCCACGGCAAACTTCCATTCCTTCTCCGGGGCTGGCTGGTCGTATTCCCAAATATGATACTCCGTACCGCTGTCGGTTCTGGTGTGTACCTTTAAACTGTTTATAAGGTTTGGCGTACTGCTGCCAGCCAAGTGTGCATATCCGTCCGAGCTATAGGTTGCAACAGTAGCGGCATCAGCCGCCGTGTCATAACTGCTTTGAGAGTGGTGTGTCGGTACGGTTTCAAAAGCAGAATAAAGAACGCTCGTACTGCTTGCGGTATGTGTTCCCCCGGTTGTCCAAGTAAACGGTGTGCCTCGATATAAATAACTGTCGGGATGACTTGAAGGGCTTGCGCTTGCCCCTATATCCTCAAGCAGATAAGTGCTGCAACCATTAAGCGCCTTGTCAATGATACTGTCGGCCTCGGCCCACAGAAGGTTCATTCTTTCAGCCGTGGGCTTCTCGCTGCCGGTTAAATAATCTACAGCCATACAGCGCGGCCTTCTGCACCAGCCCCGCCGCCTTTACCCGCGCTGGTTCCCTCTATAATGGTTCCCTTTGTTGTGCGGCTGATTTTATTGTTAACAGAATGAACAGGTATAAGGCTCATAATAACCTCCCTCATCTGGTTGTGCCACATGGCTTCCGCAGATGAACCCTTTAGCTTTGGCGGTACTCTGGTCATGCGTATACAGGGTAATCGGTGGAGAGCCAGTAATTAAGCCACCACTCCTGACTGCGCTCTGCATAGCCGCCGACAGTATAACTTATCTGCGGAGCCTGCTTTAGAAAACCAAAGTTCCAGACAGCGGAAGTTCCCTCAAGTATGTCGCCCGAACCGTTATCGTGATTATATGCCGAGCGAGCAGCCGCGCTGATGGTCGCGGAAATCTGCGGCGGCATTGACTCGCCCTTAATTAATGCAGCCAAAGACCATACATTCTCAACGCCGGCCGTAGACATTTTTAAATCATAATTGTTAGCGACTGTCTGGTTCTTCCTTAAAACATACTCGGAAGTAATCGTTGTCTCTTGGTTGGCTATATATTTGTACAATAAAATCCTTAACTTCTTTTCATGTGCAGATAATGTTCCGCTGCCATAACCGCTGCTTCCCTCGAAGGCATAACTAACGCCGCCAACCGTTGCTTCCGCTAACGCATTGGCGACAGTTATATCTCCGTTCACTACTGCGTCTGCCTGTCTTTTAATTGTTGCAATGTCCCTCGCGCTTACCCCGTTCATAATGCGCGGGTTTTCTGCGACATGGCGCTGCGCTGTCTGGCCAAGTATTTCCCAATTAATCGCAACCTCTGGCGCACTATTAACCGGCGACATATTATCCCGGTCAATCCGCGCCGTCATGGTTGCGGTCGGCCCGTTCTCTACAAGGCTAATGGTTTGGGCGAACCGACTATACTTTATGGCCTCATCCTTTACATTCCGCTTCAGTCCCTCGATTGTAACTTCCTGACTCCAGCCGGTTCTATAATCAAAATTAAATTGCTTGCTGGTTACTTGCGGAACATTTGTGCCTGTTACTGTCGCCATGTTATTCTCCTGTATACGGGTTTAGCTTTCCTCCCTTGCCCATTATTAAAGTCCCACCCTCCTTGACTATCTTTAGAATCTCCTGCTGCACCGTTAATTGTTTTGCGCTTAATTGTGCCAGCCGTTTATCCACACCGGCAATACGCGCCCCGGCCTGTTGCATTGCGCTTTGTTGAATCCGTATACCGCCGAGCGGTTTCTTGGTTTGTTCCAGCCCACTAATCTGCGAACTTAATTGAGCGGCCTCGGCCATTATATTGTAATACTCCACCTCACCCTTTACGCCCTCATTCATTTTCTGACGGGCCTGTTCAAGTAGTTTATTCTGCTCCTTTCTTAATTCAGTTAATCTTTCTTCATCGCTTAATCTATTTAATAAATTCTGCCGCTCTATTTTATCATACCCATCCTTGGCCTTGGCGATTTCAAGTTGTTCCTTTGCTTCTTCTTTTGCCTTTGCCTCGGCGGCTTTCTTTGCTTTTTCTGCATCGGCAATATCCTTTAAAGACTTTGCCTCTTTTTTCTTTTGCTCTGCTAATTTTTCTGCCTGCTTGGCAGGGTCTTCCCAGCCTTTCCCGGCATCGCCAAAAATTGGGTCTGTTACTGCCATGAATGCCCCAGCCAACCAGCCAGCCAATTCCGCACCACCAGTTTTTATTCTATCCCATTCCTTCCCGAGGCCATGCTGTAACTTGTCTAGTCTTTTTATATTTGCATCAGAAACAACTCTACCAACGCCGGCATCGAGAGCATCCAATACCGGCACTAATTTTTCCACCGGCTCGCCTAACAGTTTCATTCCTACAGCCAAAGATTCCACTCGGTTGTCAGCGCCAGTTAGGGAATCTTTTAACTTTTCAAACATCATGTCTATATCGCCAGACTCCAAATCTTCTTGCGATATACCAAGCGCGGTAAACTGGTCTTGTAAAATCTTATTCCCGGCAGCGGCTTCTTGGCTTCTGACCTTTAAAGTCTTATACGCATCAGCCACCACCTCCATCGTCTGGCCGCTTCTTTCCGTTGCCCTTTGGAACTGCTGAACCTTTTTGTGGCTCGCTCCCATTCGGGTTGCCAAGTTATCTATTTCATCGGCTGCATCTGCGAAGCCCTTTATAGCAGAAGTTATACCTCCCAAGGCTAGGCCGGTTCCTATAAGCCCCTTGAGTTTTGTAAACGAAGCGCCCAAGCCTTTAACGCCCTTGTTCGCTTTGTCCACCCCGGCATGAAATCCTTTAGACTCCAGACCAAGTTTAGCTTTTAAATTTACTGCCATGTTAATTCAACCCGAATTGTTTACGCTTTTCTTTCGGTAATTCATCCAGCCATTCTTCAAAGTCTTTAGCCCTGTTCTGGTTTTCTTCGTCCTGTCTACTGAACAATGAAATGGCCCCGTCCTGTTCCAGAATGGTACACACATCCCAAACGCTTAAAGCCAATGGGCGGTTTAGTATTTCCTTTTCGGTTAGGTTGGTGGAACGAAGCAACCGCATCTTGATGGCTTGCGGAAAATTACTGCCAGACTTTGAATCCTTATACTTTTCGTCTACCCAATATTTAGGGAAGTTGGAAAATGAATCCTCTATGTAATCCTTAAATGCCTGGGCTATGCTGTTTGCATCAAAGTCGCCCAAGTTTTTTGACCATCGTTTAACCAAAGAAACTATATCGTCCTCCCTGATTAATTTAAGGAACTCGTCGTACTCGTTGCAGCAGATTAAGACGCCGGTAAATAAATCTGTTACATCGGCATCCCCGCCGACCACAAAGGGATTCTCGAAACGCTCTAGGAGTATATGGTGTCCGAGACTATAAGGGTGCAGTCGTTGGCCAAGTAATATTACCGGCTCCGGTACAGCCGCATGATAGAAGTCTCTTGCCACATTATTAGGTTACAGCTTGAGCCAAGTCTTGGTCGCCCGTATAACTTCTGTCGTCAGCAAATGCAGTAATTGAAACGCGAGCCTCTGCCTCATTGCTTCGCGATAGGCTTGCGCTTCTTACAATCCACTTGCCCGCCGTGGTTCCTGTACCTCCCGGCTCGGCATCTGTAACCGCAGATGTGGTATCCGCTATGGTTATAATTGTGCCAATAGAGGGCATCCAAGAATCGGCATGGGTATTAACATCATCAATGGCACTCGCATCAGATGGGATGATTTCAAAATCTACCTCCTTCATCGGGTTATAATGAACAGCACTAACCACATCACCATCACCGTTTCTAATTAGTTTTTCGTCTGCCGTCCTGTTGAGGCCCAACGACTGACAGAATCCTTCTTGAGCATCGCCAGTGACAAAGCCGGTAAAGGTTAAGCTCCCTACTCCCCAAAAAACTGCGTTGCCTTTAAATGTCGCCATGCCCAGAGTGTGTAGAATTTAAATCCTGTTTCAAATCAGCGTTGGTCGGATTTTGGGTTATACGCCATTTGGCTTCTATTATTGAAGTTTTCGGCGTGTATTTTCATTAACTTCTCTATCTTGTCGTATATAACATTAGTACGCAATTTCAGCGCCACCGCCATTATCTTGCCGCCGCTGTCATGCTTTTGAGCATGGGCTTCCATGTTGGCTACAATGACAAATGGATTCTGTGTTCCCTTGGTATTATCCGAAACCATCCCCTTGCCGCTATGCCGTGAAATAAATTTAATGTAATGACGCTTGGCCAGCTTGAGCCTACGCGCTGCCGGGAGCCAACCGGCCTTGGCCTTTCCTATGCGCTCAAATACTTTTTTTGCATAGGTCAGCAACTTCTTTCTAGCAGGGGTATCCTTAATCCAGAACTTGGGAACCACACGCTGCACCCTGCCTCGTTTGTTCCTGTATTGTTCGTGTATATTGTCAGGCACTTGCATACCGGCCCCTTCGCCGCCGCCTACTATATCCAGCACAAGTTTCCAGTCATGGTTTTTAAAAGCTCTGTTCAGCCAACTCTTTACCTTTTCGTTCTTATACATATCCAAGTCTTTAACATCCTTAACGATGCGGCGTATGTCCCTGACGATGGCGTTCTTTCCCGACTGTTCCTGTTTCTTTAAATTCTCTTTTAGTATGCCAGCGCCTCCGGTTGTCGGGGGAGTTAGCTTTATACAATCCCGAACTAGTAACTTGGCTTCATCCTTAATTAGCTTTCCCAAGTCTGTGCCGGTTAAAGCCACAAGCTGCTGCACGGCGGTTTCCCATTCGGTAGTATCAAGGTATAACCCCTCCCGTTTGCTTTTAGGATTAAGCCTTTTAAGTGCCATTTAAGTTGCGGAAGCTATTAGGTTAAACCTTAAAGCGCCTACAGCGAACCTGTCCTCTACTTCATTGGTAATTGAATAGGAAGTAACTCCGCTCACTATAACGCTTTCATCCGTGTCGGTTATGGTTGTATGTATATCGTCATCCATAAATAAATCCCTAACCTTGGCGACATTGCTTTTGTGATATGTAAAACCCAGACCGTGGTCCATATTGGTGTAGACCAAAACTATACAACTAACATTCCACACACCGGAACGGGCTACCTGTTCAGCGGCAGAATCCACTTGGCATACAATACAATTCTCCTCCCTTGCCTCATCGTCTATGCCGGTACGCAATGCTCCGTAACCGGGCAGTACAGTTCCCGCTGTAATTGCATCGCTTATAACCTCGGACAATGCTGCCTCAATCTTTGTGTCTATATTGTTGTATGGAGCCGCCATTAGTCTGCAAGTGAAGTTAGTTCGTATTCAAAGGTTGCATTGTCGGTAAATGTAATATTACCGATTCTAAACTTTAATCCCACAACACCAGCATCGTAGGCGGTTGCAACTGTTATTGTATCACCTATTGCCGGGTCGCTCGCGCCGTCTCCGGTAAACTGGCTTTTCTGAACAAATAAGTCAGCCCGATACTCTGGCTTGAATCCCCCGGTCTCTAAATTCTCCGAGGTTTCTACCGTGCTAATATAACCCGTTACGGTGTTGCTGCCCCAAGTGAAGGTGATATAAAACTCATCTGCCACCTTCCCCAAGTCATCGCTTATTATGCTTGCCAGAGTTGCCATTATTTAAATTAAAAAAGAGGGGGCCGTTAAGCCCCCCCTCGCAGGTATAGTTATGAGCAACCAGCTAGAGGGAAACTCAATTAGGCACCCAAGTAACCAATGGAGAACGAACCGAGATGACGATAGTTAACATCAACCATCATCTGCACAATCATTCTTATTGTACCAGTAGTCGCCAGCGTATAGGGGTCGATAACAACATCGAGCCCGCCAAAATTACCAATCAACAAATCGTTCCAGTTGCCGAAGTAGTAAGCGGTGTCAACTGCTGTCGTACCGGTGGCTGTCGGGTCATCCAGAGTGATGGATATGTTGTTGGTAATGAAGGCAGGGTAAGAGTTCATCTTACCATCCTCAAACAAGAAACGGCCAGAGCCGGTATCCAAGGCAATCGTCTTGGCTGTGAATGCACCCTTGGGGCTGGTTACATAAGCCAACGCGCCGCGAAGGGCGTTCTGGTCAGCAACCAATTTTTCCAAGTTTACAATCTCCGAATAAGTCGGAGCCGCGCCGAAGTCTACATCGTTCGCTGCCAGACCGGCTGCAATACTGGCATACAAACCAGTAGGCGCATCCGAATCGTCAGGAGCAGTAGTACCCGTGAAGACCGCCGTATCAAGAGCGTTGGCAGCCGTTACAACCAAGTCGTTACGAACCACATTCTCAATGTCGACAGACGATTGTTGAATGAGTTGTTTCGACAAGTTGATGTGCATAGACAGACGATGCGGTGTGAGCGTCACTTGGTCGAATGTCTGTGCAGACTCCGTAACCGCGGTCTGCTCTGGAATCCAATAAGCAGTCGCGCCACCCGACATACGGGGAATCGCAACATTACCAGTAGGACCATCGAGCACCGTAGCACCGGCTTGAATGGCAACCGCCTCGTTACGAAGCAGGTCGATAAATCCAGACAAGTCAGTTGCAACCGTGTTACCGCCAGCGCCAGCACTGCCAGCCGTTAAATCACGCTTGGCGAATGCTTCCGTCGGGATACACAATCCGTTGGTCGAACGCCCTTGGGCCTTCTGTGCAGATTGAGAAACCTCGTTCTCGTAGCCAGTCCATTTGCCCTCGCTAACGAAATTGCGAACAGCGCGGGAAATACTAAACTCCTCGCGCTCCTCTACATCCATAACCGGAGCAGCCTTAACAGGCTCGGACTTCATCTTGTTCTCCAAAATCCACCGGCTAAATTCGCCAGCAGTTTTGCCGTCGTTGACGAAGTTTGTGGCATCGTCAATGCAATCATACTTGGCGCCTATGGCCAGTATGTCTTTGGAACGCTTAACAGATTCATCGGTGCGTTTTTTAACTTCCGCAGCAACATCAATCTGAGGTTCTTCAGTTTTAATTTCTTCAGACATAGTTCTATTTTCTACAATAGGTGAAGGCGTATCTGTTTCGACTGTGCGGCCAACGCCACTTCCCACATAGTCGGCTGGTATAGATGCCAGGCTTATTTCCAAAGGCTCCCACAATGTAGCGCGAACGGTTTCCACACCATCGCGTTCCTCGCGTTTGCTTTGGAGGATATAGTAGCCAACGCTTACCGAGCGCCTTATGCCTTCAACTACATCTCTATAAATTTCCTTGGCCCTTTCGCTGTTGCCAAACCTTACAAGGGCGCGGCCGGTTTTGTCGCCATCTATGCGGGCTCTTTCTACAACACCCACCTGGTCATCGGCTGAATGGTTTACAAGCAAGGGCGCTCCGCTATTTAAGCGGTCGAGCTTTACATTGTTTACGGAATGTTCCAGCACTTCCATGCCGTAACCGCGCTCGACAGGGAACTCGCTGCTAAATGCCAGTTCCACAGTGCGGTTTTCCTCATCGATTGCTCTAGGTTTAAAGTCTATTTCCCGTCTTATTATTTGCTTACCGGCAGACCTTCCATCATCTTCATAATTATTTTTGGGAGGGTAATGCGGCCCTTCGTTGCCAGCATCAGGTTGCAACATTGGCGGCGGCGGTGCTTTCTCCAAAGTAAGGGTCATGGTGCTTTCATCTTCCGAAACACCTACCACATGTCTGGTATCCATATCACTCATCTGCGGGGATGATGTCTACTTTATTTTCTGTTTCAAATTTCTTGGGAGCGAATCCCTTTATGGCCGCAAGCATCTTCATTACCGTTGGTTCGTCTAGCCCTAGTGAAATAAGCAATTCCTTGCCTGCCTCGGCTGGCATTGAGCCCGATGTTATTTGTTCTATAACCGAGAGCGCGGCCTGTATTTGCGCCCCATTCAGCGCGGCTGTGGGTTCTACAGATAAGTTATCCGGTTTATCTTCCGCCTTCTTTTGTGGTGCATTGGGCGCTGCTTTAATTTCCTGCACCTTTTCAACAGGTTCATCTTCCTCATCCTCGTCTTTTATAATCGGAGCCGCTACTGTTTCAAAGGTCAGCCCTTTGTCCTCTGCCAGTTGTTTGTCGGCTGCGATTGTCGAATATATATCCTCTATGTCGCCACCAGTTGCATTGATGACATTACGCTTGGCTTCCAAGCCGTTATTCATTGCAAGCACATTAGCCTGTATATCCTTGAGCGGGTCTACCCAGGGCCAGCGCCTGGGACACCATTTTGGCTTGTTCATCTTCTCAAACCGATTAATGCCGAAGGTGAACCCACCGCTTAACATTGTGGATTCCAGCCACGCTTCGAACACCGGTTGAATAAAGGAATCTATAAACCAGTTCTGAACTGATTTGTAATGTTCCCGCTCATCAAACAGACCAGCCCGGATGCTACTGTAGTTCACACCCTCCAAATCATTGGCGAGCATATTATAGCTCACATTCAATCCGGCGCTGATACCGCGAAGGGTTGATTTAACAAAATCCTTATAAGCGGTTGTCGGATGTTGCGGCGACCATTCCTGAAACGACATTCCGGTGGGCAATTCCTCAATGCTTCCCGGCTCGGCCTCCATAATAAGATTATAGTCGGTATCTTCCTCGCCGGTATAATGTTCTGCATTTGCATCCTTGGTTAAGAAGCCCATCTTGCTTGCGCTTACACGGCTCGCAACCAGTTCGCTTTCCTCATACCCTGCCAACATCTGCAAACGGGTCATGGCGCTTACCATCCAGGGCGTGCCCCTGGTTTGGCTTATCCGCTCGGGGCTGTATAAATGAATAACATCATCCGCGGGCAGACTTATACGCTTGCGTGATGTGTCGGCTGTTTCACCTGGATGGCTTGTTAGCACATGATAAGAAACAGGCCGACCATAACTATTCAACTCCACACCCATCCTTATCTGTCCGCCATTCTGGAGTTTATAATTATTATGATGCAGATCTAATCTGTCTGCCTCGATTAACTGAACGGCGAACCCATTATCATTATTATATCCCCGCAGCAGATGTAACAATACATCGCCGTCACGGGCCGTGCTTCTTAAAGCCAGTTTGCATATATCCAGCCAGCTATATCTGCCGGTAGGTGTGGTATATCTTCTGTTGCACCATTTACTCCATGCGTTTTCAATTTCACGGTTGGCCCTCTCGTCATACTGTAAAGGCGCATCCTCCACCTTCATCTGTAGAATTATCCCGGCTGAACCAATTACATTTGATTCCAGGCCATTAAGGTAGCGCCTCACATAATCGTTATTCCTTTCAAGCTCGCGGCATCGGTTCCGTAGCTTCTGGAGATCTCGGCGTATTTCCTCGTCGCCTGTAGTAGTCGGGTTAAGCCAGTCACCAGTTAAGCGACTTGATATGGCTCCTGAATATCCCCTGGCCTTTTTAATCTTTCCATAACCGTACCTCTTTAAAAATCTTTCAACTAGATTCATCTTAATAAATTGTATACTCGGAATTGCTAGTTACCCTGACAGGATAATTAAACCGCGCCTTGATTAACCGACCGCTGCCGTGCTTGTTAGCCAGACGCCGTTTGCGTTCCTCCTTGTCCAGCTTTTCCTCGTAGGTGTGCAGAATGCTTACAAGCTCCTGAACCGGAATCTTGTTTATACTCCTGCCGCCGATGGAATAGTTTTCTATGTCTGCATCCATTCGGCCTTCAAGTACCGATTGGATTTTGGAAATCATTAACTTGGCATGGCTGCGAAGGTCAGTAACAGCGCCGACCGCCAAGGCGTTTAGGTTGCGATGAATAACGGTTACACCGTTGTCGACCACATAACGCTCGCTTCCCTTGGTTACATACGCCTGCCAGTTATACTCGCCGGTCGTGTAACTTGCGGTAGTCGATGCGGCTACGGTTATCTCCCATCCACTGTTCCCGCTGTTAGCCGCGCCGGTGATATTGAATCCCGTGCCGGTAACGCTTCTAAAGCTATAAGTTAATGCCCAACCATCGGCTGGCGTATAATCCTTTACATCTTTATCCCATCTGAACGTGTCGCCTGCATACACTTCGTATGGTTCTATCTCTGGTACAGTTGCCGCCATCGCGGTAAAAATAATTTAAATCGACCCTGTTTCAACTTCGCCAGCCTTTAACAAAGCTGCCCTTGCCCTTTAATCGCTTCGTATTCGCACGGAAACTGCCCTCTACCGGCGTTTCTTTCCTGGCGGGGGTGTTTACGGTATCCGGTTTCGGTTCGGCTTTAGATGCGATTTTTTTGTAGTTCGGGTTTAGAATTATCATTGCGGCCATCGCATATATCCGAATGTCCAAAGCCTCGTTGCGTCTGCCTTCCTTCAATATCCATTTGCGATGCCTGACTCCTGCCTTGGTTTTAATCACACACTTCTCCGCTGTTAACTGGTTAAAGTAATCTTCATGGTAGCCCATAGCAAAGGGCCAATGGCAATACCCATAGCCCTCATCTTCTATTCGGAGCCGGCCGTATACAACATCCTTCGCAGTATCGGTTCCTATACCAAAGAGCCTGACTCCCCTAACACTTGACTTGCTTGGGCGACTAACCAGGGGCCGGCCGAAACCGCCCATGCCCTTTACAGCGTATATATTGTGCGGCTGTCGTGGCTTTACGAAATCATATACATCCTTTGTTAGATAGCCCGAATCTATACATACGGCGGCTACTGGCAATTCCCTGTTATCTTCTGTTGTATATCTTTCTATTAACCATTTATCTAACTGCTTCCATATTTCTTGCTGCGATGGGTCGCCGTATATAACTTTATATTCTATACCCCAGCATTCCTCATCCAAACCCCACCCCACTAGCTCAGCCTCTATGCGGTCCGCCTGTATATCGATGCCAACAGTTAAAACTAAAACGCCTTTCGGAACATCCCCTTTGTATGCTTCTCGTCTGCTTTCCAGGTAATGCCCGTCGATGGTTGTTTCCAGTTCCTCCCACGGCTCCGCAAGAAATGTATTTATAAATGTCTTTAAACCTTCCGGCCCTCTTTTCTTTGCATCCAGAAAACCGGCAGCTGCCTGGTGTAGCCGGTTGTCGAATCCCTTCTTGGCAGGGAACAAGCTATTTAAACCGTTAAGCCTGTAGCCTCGCTTGCCCTTAAACTCCGCAGTAGGCCGCCACTCCCCATTGCCAACCATCTCCATCCTATCTTCATCGCTTAGCTTCTCCTTGCAATGTTCACAAACTAAATGCGCGGTTTCAGGCTTATCCTTTTCCCAAATTACATTCTTCCATTGCAACACCATAAACTCGCTGCACTTAACACAGGGAACAAACCATTCCCGCATGTCTGTATTGTTATATTCGTTTTCTATCTTGCTTACATCCTTGACGGTTGGGGTGCTTGTTTTGATGATAACCGCATTCGGAAAGGTGTCGGTGCGGCGCTCTGCCAGACTTATCGGGTCGCCCTCTGTCCCGGCGCTTGAAGGGTAGCGATCTATTTCATCGCACAGCAGAATACGAATAGGCCTGGCTGCCAGGCTGGCGGGGCTGTTTGCACCGGCCATTGTAATGTGACCGCCCAGGAATCGCTTGTGAAGCAATGTGTTTCCACTGTCACGAGCCTTGGTCGAACTAACCGTCTTATTAAGTTGCGGCGTGTCCCTTATCATTGGAGCCAGCCTGTCCTTACTCCAGGTATCGGCCATTTCCAGGGTGGGCTGAATGCACAGAATAGGGGAGGGGTCTTGGCATATAAAGTAGGCGACTATGTTGTTGATACATTCCGTCTTGCCGGTCTGGCTCGCCCACATCAAGGTAATACTCTGAACATCTGAATCCTTGACACTATCCATCGGCTCCCGCTGATATGGGGCCATTGACAGCCGGAACATCCCTGCACGTGCACTGGCTTCGCTTGACAGGATTCTATAACGCTCTGCCCACTCGCTAACAGTCAGGCGTGGTGGCGGGTTCCACACTTTGAAGTTCCTGTTTAGGTTCGCCACCGTTGGGCCGAACTGCAAAGTCAATTTTCTGTAATCGTGCAAGCTCATGCAATATCTCGTCTGTCGCCTGCTCGTCTAGTGGCGATTGTAATATCTTCGCCCGGCAAGCGGTAAATATATCCTGCATATAACGGTCTACCAAAACCTTGGGCAACCAGTTGCTTCGTATTATATCCAGCTCCGCTTCTATCTTTAGGCATTGCGCCAGCAACCTCCTTCTTTTTAAATCACCCTCGCCTTCCTCCTCCGGCCCCTTTAAACCGTGTTCCTTTATAAACAGAAGCCACTCGCTTATGTCGTGCTTGCCGTTTGGTTTGGGTTTCGGCGCCCCCTCCTGTCTTG